ACAAAACTTCATTATATATTATATATACAGATTCTTCACTTCAATTAAAGTATATAAATGCAGTATATAAATTGCCATTGGGTGCTTTAATTTTAGCTATAACAGGAGTAAGTAACGATAAATATGTATTATATGTAGCTTCTTCAATATATTATATTGATGGCGTGCAACAGAATTATGTGTTTAAAAAATGATTTTGATAAAAATCTTATTAAAATAAATTCTGAACTTGCAAAATTAAATCTTCCTTTTGATTTTGGAAGTAATCTTATGTTTGGTACATATATAGCCAAGAATGATGCTCTTATAATACCGGGAACAATTCAATTCAATCCTAATTATGTCGGCGGAGTTGTTACGTCTGAGATTCCTATTGATTCATCAGTATCATATAATTATAAAGGGAAAAAACCTTTTGCTGGGTATATTATAAATGATGCGGGAGAAAAAATTGCTTATAGTGGAGATTTTAAAACATATCCCGAAAATACTTCTTATGTTGTATTATCATTCCTCACTCAGGATTTATATAAATCTTTTGTGCTATTTAAAGGAACAGAAGAAAGTAAGGCAAAGGATAAAATACTATTTTCATCTTACATGGACTTATTGGGCTCTTACGGAATATCATTAAAAGGAAATGAAACATTACCCGTAATAGGAAATGGAGCCAATGTAACATGGCAAAATTTAGGGGATAGCATGTCAGCTAATGATAATCTTAATAAAGAAGGTACTGATTATTTATATAATGGTGAAACTCAATATCAACAGCAGGGATGGGGGCGGAGAGCGTGTCAATTGTTAGGCATTAATTACAATGCTGTTGGCGGTAATTTTCACAATGTAGGAAAATCGGGGTGGACGTCAATTCAATGGGCTAATTCGTTAGAAACATTACAAATGTTAAAGCCTAATTGTGATATTTATAGTATATTTCTATGTACAAATGATTGGGGGAATAATACAGGAGGAATCACATTTGGAACTTTAGATGATTATAAGAATTATACTTATGACGGAAAAACAATCAAAAACACAGCTAAAGCTCTTAAAAGAATAGTTGACTATATATTTTCAATTCAAACAGAAGAAAAAAAGACACCTTATATTTTGTTTATAACACCTCCAAGAAGAGGAGCATGGGGGTATAAATATAAAAGTGACAACAGTGTATTGTATGCACCTGGTGATTATGAGGCTATTGAAGGACAATATCTTGAAGATGTTGTAAATCTTATTAAAGACATATCAGAATATGAAGGATTTGGCTGTATAGATTTATTTCACGACTCAATTGTTCCAGCAAGATTGTTAAGTCACATGACTAAGGAGGAGTTGGAAGCACAAGACGCATCACAAGGCACTGTGTCAACTGATGTCAACCAAGATGTTCTAATAGATAATCTTCATCAAACTGCTAAAGGTTATAATATTATTGCCCAAAGGGTTTCAATGAAATTAATGTCTAATACCAACCTTTTTCAAAAAAATATAGTATTCTGATATATACAGCAACATAGTAGGATAACTAAGTAAATTCGAATATGGAAAAATTAATTAATTGGGAACAATGGCGTATTATTACCATTTCCACAGTTAGCCCGTTATTTGGGTATGTAACCCCGACAAAAGGTTTTGTTTATGCGTTAGTTATTATGTTTGCGTTCAACATTTGGGCGGGAATGAGGACGGACGGCGTGGCAATTGTTCGATGCAAAAACTTTTCGTTCCGAAAGTTTAAAAACGCATTGTTTAGTATTTACAACAATAACTTTGGTGGCATTATTTAGAAAATAATTTCTTGCAAGAAATATTATAATTAACTTTATTGTTTAACAAGATTTCTAAATTCTTCAAAATTATGGGAGAAACTGTAGAAAAAATCTATTGTTGCGACCGCGATAATAACGACAATGCGCTCGCAGCTGCCATCCTGGCAAACGGTAATAACCGTAGAGATGATTGGGGCTCGATGGCCGCCATGATGGGCGGAGGTATGAACAACTGGATGAACAATCCGTTTGCTTATCTCATGTTCATGGCTCTGCTCCGCAACGGAGGCTTTGGCTTTAATGGAGATGGTGCCTGTGCCGCTACACAGGGCATTGAAATGCAGGCGCAGTTGAACGCTATTCGCACTCAGTTGCAGGATAACCAGAATGCTGATTGTATTAAGTCTGCTATTCGGGGCAATGGCTTTGCTCTTAGCCAATTGGCGCAGAACCTCAATATCGACTTTAACACTTTGCAAAAGTGCTGTTGCGATGTTCAGGCTGCTATCCAGCAAGTTGCTGGTCAGGTTGGCTTCTCTGCTGAGCGTGTTATCAATGCAGTTAACCTTGGTGACTGCAATATTATTCAGGCTCTTCAGAACTGCTGCTGCCAGACTCAGCGTCAGATTGCAGACTTCCGCGCTGACATTCAGCTTCAGAACTGCAAGGACACTGGTGAACTTCGCAATGGCCAGCGTGACCTCGGCTTTGCAATTACGCAGGGCTTCTCATCTACTGCTTTCCAGGCTCAGCAGGATAAGTGCGATATTCTTCGTGCCGGTCAAGACAACACTCAGCGCATCATTGATACTCTGAATAACCACTGGAAGGATGAACAAGCTCTGAAGATTCAAGATCTTAAGTTTGAATTGTCTCAAGAGCGCCAGAATAATCTGATTAACGAGCGTTTCAACAGGCTTGGCAATTGTGGCTGTGGCTGGAATAATAATTGCGGTTGTGGAAACGGTTGTGGTTGTTAATTAAGGGAGGGTACTACTATGGCAGTATATTTATCACCCGTGGGATTATCCGCTGCACAAGTTCCCAACCGAGTATCTTTGTTAGCAACTTACAAAGAACGTCTGTGTCGTAGAATTTGCGAAAACTCAACAAATCAGCCTGAAGCATTCGTAACTTATAAGACTGGTACTCCAATCTTTAATGGAACGACCGTTTTTGTGCCTGTTATTGCTACTGTAACAATAGTAACGCCAGGATGTGGCTGTCAAGCAACAACTCAGGTTATTGTTGAAGAGTTTATGGCCACATTCCAAGAACAAACCGGATTGCCTACAAATGTTGTACTATCGGCTGAGGGACAAACTCAACGATTGGCTAATGTTTCTTGTGGTAGTTCTAATTGTCTGGCTATATATAGTTCACTGACAGTAACAATCACTCCAGCAGCTGCACCAGCGGCCTAATTGAAATTGAGGGTACTTAGGGAAGTTTTATACTTCTCTGAGTGCCCTCTTTTTTATTAACAATTCAAAAAGATAAGCTATATGTTGTTATTCAAAGATATAAAGCAGAATTATCCTGTATACATTCTTGATACACAGGAATTTAGCCTTATTCAAGGCAAAGCCACTCAGGTATCATTTCCTCGATTGGAAATGAATCAGAAGACTGGCAAAACAGAGATGGTAGTAGATGTTACTATAGAGGCCAATGGAAAAATGGCAACTTACGCTATTCCTGAAAGCCACTCAGTTACCTATGCCGGGCATCTTGTTCTGTCAACAGAAAAATCTGGATTGACAAGCGAAGTTGAAGCTCAAAAGGCAAATGCTGAACAGGTTTTGGCTTCTGCTTCTAAAGCTCAAAGTATAATTGACAAAGCTCCTTCATTACTCGCAGAACTTAATCCTATGTATAAGGAAAAGCAAGAAACAGAGCAGCGCTTCGGCAAGATTGAAGGTTCTATCGGTGAAATGAAAGAACTCATGAAAAAGCAGCAGGAAATGATGGAGAATTTCATCAAAAAATTTGAAAGCTAAAAGTTATGGGACACAGATTAAAATGTATCATAGTAAAGCATCATGCGTGCGACCATGATAAGGAGCACGAAGATGAAGAGGATGTAGTAGTAGAAAGCAGAATAGCTACTCCTCATGGTGAGCATAAGGTTAAATTTGATTTGCCTTATGAGCAAACAGCGAATGCTCTTATGTCCGCAAAAGGATATTCAGAGTATGTCAAAAAGCATGGCTACCATTTTACTGACGCTCTTGCAGAGCATGTGAGCAAGATGATGGAAAATGCAAATGGCCAAAGCCATTCATGGACTGCCGCACAGGTCAAGAAGTCTATGGAAAGCCTTGGTCTGACAATTCCTAGTCATGTAACACATGGAGATGCGGCGTATCTTGCTAATATGTATTACGCAGACCTTTATCCTGACCCTCTTAAAGATGAAGCATCATGCCTCAGAGCTGCTTATAAAGTAGCAAATGACCCAGATGGCTATGAGGGAATGATTTTCTGCAGATGGACTGCTGACGCAATCGGAAAAGCAATCAAGTTGGACTGGGAAAAATTCGTATAGTATGTTAGAACTGATTGAAGCAAAGAACTTTGACGCACTCATGTTTTTCATAGCGGTTAGAGTCGGAATAATCTTAGTTTGCTGGTTTTTCATGGTGGTCAGTAGTATCGTGGACTTCTGGAGTGGAACAACTACAGCAAAAGCATTAGGCCAAGCACTTATGTCGCATGGTTTTCGTAGAACTGTTACAAAAATAGGCGACTATGTAAGGCTAATGCTTTTCGCTCTTATGTTTGATATACTGGGAAGCTTGTTATCATTCTATATAGTACCGTTTGCTACAATTCTGTGTACTATAGCTGTAATCTACATTGAGGGTAAATCTGTTGTGGAGAACAGTAAGCGCAAAAAGGCTCATGCAGCTGATGTGCCTGATATAGTAAAGAAAATTGTACAAGCAGCCACTGCAGAGCAAGGCCACGAAATACTTAATGAGATAACAAAAATAATCGCCTTAAATGACAAAGACAATGAGAAAGATAAATAAAATCATAGTCCATTGCTCTGCTACTCCTGAAGGACGAGATGTTAAAACTGAGACCATACGAGATTGGCATGTGAATGGTAATCATTGGAAAGATATTGGTTATCATTATGTGATTGAGCTCGATGGCTCTGTTCATAAAGGCAGAGATGAAAGTGTAGTTGGAGCCCACTGCTCAGGTCAAAATGCTAACTCAATCGGTATTTGCTATGTTGGCGGAGTAGCTAAAGATGGTAAAACGCCAAAAGATACGCGCACAGAAGCTCAAAAGAAATCGTTACTTGAATTGCTTAAAAAGCTTAAAGAAAAATATCCAAATGCTACCATACACGGGCATAGGGAATTTGCAGCTAAGGCATGCCCCAGCTTTGATGCTAAGTACGAGTATAAAGACCTCTGAAGCACATAAAAGCCATTCTCGCAATAATTTCTTATGTGCGAGAATGGTTTTTATATTAAATATGAATAATAACAAATAAAACTCAAAGATTATGCGAGAATTAGCGAGAATAATTACACTTATATTTTTAGCCACTATATTATATAGCTGTAAGTCAATTCAATATGTGCCAGTGGAAACAACGAAAAGAGATACTACTTACTTATCTCAGACCAAAATTGATAGCATATATCATAGAGATTCAATCTATGTAGAGCGCAAAGGCGATACCGTGTATCTCAGTAAATATAAATACTTGTATAAATACATAGAAAAGCATGATACTCTCTGGCGAGAAAAAGTTGATACAATTCAAGTTGCATACCCTGTAGAAGCTCAGCTTACTAAATGGCAAAAGATAAAAATTAATATTGGTGAATACCTGATAACCGCCATAGCCTTAGTAATTATATGGCTGTGTGCAAAATACTTCATAAAGCGGTAAACAACAGAAACAATATAAACAAGTCATTGTTTACGCCTAAAGTGCTCAAAATCAATTACTTATATATGCTGTAAACAAATAAACAATAATTTCATTAAATCTTTTCGTATTAAAAGCCGATATTTCTTATTAACCTTAATGTTAATCGGAAATTAAGAAATTAAGTTTGAAATAATAGGGGAGATTGTTTCTATTGTTTCTTTGTTTACGGCAATTTCAAAGCCGCACTAAAATTGTTGTTTAATTATTTTTAACAAATAAATTCTCAAAAAATAATGGAAAAATTTTTTTCTTTCGAGAATAGTTTGTATATTTGCATATCGAAAATAAGATAATAAAATTCACCAAAATATGGAACAGTTTAATATAGGTAATGTAATTGAGCACTACAAGCTAAATACGGAAGATTTAGCGAAGGTGTTATTTCCTACTGTTAAATATCCGAAACAGGCATTTGACCGCGTGTTAAAGGGCGAAGCCAATTTGGATGTTATACAGTTAGAGCGATTGGCCAATCATATTGGCGTGTTAGTAACTGATTTGTTTTCAGCAAATACTTGGAAAGGTTCATCCGAAGATGGATGCCTAACAATGCTGAAAGGCGAATATAAAGTAAAGCTGAATTATAAAGGCGTGTACGTATCTATATATAAGAATAGTGAGCTTATCCATCAAAAGCTCTCAAACGTACCAGATATGACAGTAAACGAGTTTATTAACTATTTAGATAACTTCATTAAAAATTACGAAAATGGAAACCGTTAAAATTTCTGTTGAGGTTAGCGTAAACCTGTCTGAAAATACGCAGAAGTTTTTAACTTCATTGTTTGCAGCAGGAGTTCCAAGTGGAGCTCAAGTAGCCGCTTCAGTTTCTAAACCTGCTCCTACAGCGCCAGTAAAGCCGGCTCCCGCAAAACCTACTCCCCAGCCTGCAGCACCTGCCCAGACTCAGAGCGCTGCCGAGCCTGCTCCTTCAGCACCTGCTGCTCCGGCTGCTTCTTCTGCCTCTAAGAGCATTGAGGATGTTCGCGGAATACTTGCAAAGAAGGTCAATGAGCATCGCGACGTAATCAAGCAGAAACTCAATGAGCTTGGAGCCCCGAGTGTAACAAAGCTTGACCCGGCTAAGTATGATGAAATGTATAACTTCTTAGAGTCACTGTAATTATGCCGAGTACAAAGAAGTTGCAAAAGATGGCTCAGAAGTTTCGCAGAGAAAATCCAAAGCTTTATGCTCAGTATGCTATTCAATGCTGTTATTTGGCAAAATTGATAAAAGAATATGGCTCAAGCGACAAGTAGTACTAAACCACAGAAACATAGCCAGAGGAGTCATGCACTCCTCTCGGCTTCTGGAGCAGGAAGATGGCTGAATTGTACTCCGTCTGCCAAGCTTGAAGATGAATACGGAGAAAAGAAGTCTTCGGTATATGCAGAAGAAGGTACATTAGCTCATGAGCTCTCAGAGCTTTACCTGAGAAAAGATACACTTAACAGCATTAGTGAGCAAGACTTTGACCAAAGGCTCGAAGAGATAATGGCAAATGACCTGTTCAGCGAGGAAATGCTTGAAGTTGTACCTATCTATACGGATTATTGCTCAGAACAATTAGCTGAAGCAAAAACTGAAAATCCGTTAGCCGTCATGGAAATTGAGCAGAAACTCGATTTGACAGAATATGTGCCTGAAAGCTTTGGAACAGCTGACTGTGTTGTTATCAATGACAACCTTATGGAAGTTATTGACTTAAAATATGGAAAAGGTGTTCCAGTATATGCTGAATGGAATAAGCAACTTATGCTTTATGGGCTTGGAGCTTTGCAGAAATATGATACAATGTACGATATAACGGAAGTGCGATTGACTATTATACAGCCTCGCATTAACAATATATCAAGTTGGCAAATATCTGTCGAAGAACTCCGTAAATGGGCAGAAGAGGAGCTTAGACCAAGAGCTGAACTTGCATTCGAAGGTAAAGGAGAACTTAATGCTGGAGATTGGTGCAGATTTTGTGCTGTGCGTAATCAATGTCGTAAGCTTTATGAGCAACAGCTCGAAATTGCACAACATGAATTTGCAGACCCAGAATTGTTAACCGATGATGAGATTGCTGATATAGTTAAGCGTGTGCCTAAGCTTATAGAATGGGCTAATTCAATAACAGAATATGCACAAACTAAAGCGATTAACGAGAATAAGCAATGGCCGGGGCTTAAATTAGTTGAAGGAATTAGTCGACGCAAATGGGTTGACGAAGACCAAGCTTCTAATGCAATTTTTGCACGTTGCCCTGAACTTTCAGAAGATGAGATTTTCAATATGAAGCTTAAGCCAATTACTTCTATTGAGAAGTTAGTAGGCAAAAAGCGTTTTGAGGAAATACTCTCAGATGTGGTTATCAAGCCACAAGGCAAACCTACTCTTGTACCTCTTGAAGACAAGAGACCAGCAATGGGATATGCTCAAGCACAACTAGATTTCAAAGAATAATAACAACTTAAATTAAAAGACAATGAGTAATCAAGTAAATTCAACCAAGGTTGTAACTGGCAAAGTAAGATTTTGCTATGTAAACGTGTTCGAGCCCACAGCTATGAATGAGGGCGATACTCCTAAGTATAATGTCTGCGTTCTTATTCCTAAGAGCGATACGGCTACTATTGACAAAATCAAGAAAGCCATAGAAGCTGCAAAGGAAGCAGGTAAGGCAAAACTCGCAGATAAGAATGGCCGTATCCCAGCAAACCTCAAATTGCCTCTACGCGATGGCGATGAAGAACGTCCGGATGACCCAGCATTTGAGGACCACTATTTCATCAATGCAAACTCGATGCGTCAGCCGAGCATTGTGGACCGCTCACTTAATCCAATCATGAGCAGAGACGAGTTCTATTCGGGCTGCTATGGCCGCGCTTCAATCAACTTCTATGCTTTCAATGTTTCATCCAAAGGCATCGCCGCTGGATTGAACAATCTCCAGAAGCTCGAAGATGGAGAGATGTTGGCTGGTGGCTCAACAGCTGAAGAAGATTTCGGTGGAGAGAATGCTGTTCAGGATGACGACGATATGATGTAATATCGGGCATTTGTTTACGCCGGGATAGGTCCGGGCCAATTAGTCTGGACCTATCTTTTATGGGATAATAAGTTTAACTGGTAAAACAGGGCGAGGTATGGGCGCTCACTTGCGGGTTCGACTCCCGCTTATCCCACTATTATAAATATCAAATAAAATAATAATGGCAAAAAATCTTTTTATAGACGTTGAAACATATTCATCTGTAGATATTAAAGAGTCTGGAGCTTATAAGTATATTGAGTCACCAGACTTTGAAATTCTTATAATAGGATATGCTTTAGATGATAGCCCGGTAAAGATAGTAGATTTGGCTCAAGGTGAAGAAATGCCTGAAGAGTTTGAAGAAGCTCTACTTGACCCGGATTGTGTAAAAGTGGCGCACAATGCAGTATTTGAGCGCTTGAGCTTTAAGCGTATAGGATATAATGTTCCAGCAGAACAGTGGTATTGTACCTCTGTAAAAGCTGCGTATTGTGGTTTACCACTTTCTTTGGACGGAGTATCAAAGGCTCTTAATCTTACAGATAAAAAGCTAGATACTGGTAAAGCGCTTATTAAATACTTCTCATGCCCATGCAAAGCAACTCGAGTTAATGGCATGCGTACTCGGAATTATCCTGAGCATGCTCCTGAAAAGTGGGAAATGTATAAGGAATATAACAAGTATGACGTACTTGCAGAGCGTGAGATATTTAAGAGATTAGAGGCATATATCATTCCTGATATTGAGCGCAAGATGTATGTGCTTGACCAGAATATAAATGATAGAGGTATTTTGGTTGATATGGAATTAGCAGAGTCTGCTATTGCAGTAGATAATACTTATACTTCTATATTAACGCAACATGCTCAACAGCTAACAGGGCTTGAAAATCCAAATTCACCGACTCAGATAAGACAATGGATTGAGAAGAAAACAGGTAGTGTAGTATTGTCTCTTTCAAAAGAAACAATGTCTGATTTAATGAAAGAGTTTGCAGATTATCCAGATGTTATCGAGTTGCTTAATATACGCAAAAAGCTCTCAAAAACGTCTATTAAGAAGTATTATGCTATGCTTAATTGTGCCATGAAAGACCATAGAGTCCGTGGTACATTTCAATTCTATGGTGCAAATAGAACTGGACGATGGGCAGGTAGGCTATTGCAGTTGCAGAACTTATCAAAAAACCATATATCACATATTGAAGTACCACGTGAACTAATTAGAGCTCGCGATTGGGAAACGGTTGAGATGATGTATGATGATGTTGCGGATATTCTTTCACAACTTGTAAGAACAGCACTTATACCACCACAAGGTATGAAATACGCAGTTGCTGACTTTTCAGCTATCGAAGCAAGAGTTATATCTTGGCTCGCTGATGAAAAGTGGCGGTTAGATGTATTTCACGGCGACGGTAAGATTTATGAAGCAACTGGAGAAAAGATGTTTGGAGTACCAAAGTCTGAAATTAAAAAAGGCTCAGTGCTTCGCGACAAGTCAAAAATATCCGAATTAGCATTAGGTTATGAAGGAGGTCTTGGCGCATTAAAGCGCATGGGCGGTGATAAAATGGGTCTTTCAGACACAGAAATGATGAGCCTGGTACGTAAATGGCGCATGGCTAATCCTAATATAGTTGATATGTGGAAAGAGATTGATGAGGCTTCTAAAGAAGCAGTAAGATACCACAGAGCCGTTAAGTGCACTAGTAAAAATGTTATATTTGATTGTGACGGTGAATTTATGACAATAGAATTGCCTGTAGGCAGAAAACTATTTTATTATAAGCCTGAATTCAAAGATAAGAAAATAGGCCGTTCTACAGTTCCAATTCGAAGTTTGTGCTATAGAGGCATCGACCAGACAACAAAACAATGGATAAGCATAGACACCTATGGTGGCAAACTAACAGAAAATATAGTTCAAGCTGTATCAAGAGATTTGTTAGGTGATGCTATGCTTAGAATGGAAAAAGCTGGATATGGAATTGTGGGTTCAATACACGATGAAGTTATAGCAGAGGTTCCAGAAGAGAATGCTCAGCTATGGTATGATAATTTGGTTAAGATAATGTCCACTCCTCCTTTGTGGGCTTATGATTTACCGCTTAATGCTGACGGTGGAGTTATGGGCTTTTATCAAAAGTAATGATTATGCAAGTAGGTAAATTAAAATACGATGGTAATTTAAGCATAGCTATTGGACTAAACGTTTCAAGTAAAGTATGGAAAAATACCAAAACTACTTGGAGCAATTTAGTTCAAAAGCTAGCTACTCCTGTAGTAACCGCTGAAACATATAAGCGGTTTATGAGTGCCACAAAAGAAGAGCAAAGTAAGATAAAAGACGTAGGTGGATTTGTAGGCGGATTTCTTACAAATGGTAGACGTGATAAAACCAATGTTTTATACCGCCAGTTAATTACATTGGATATTGACTTTTCTCATGAGAACTTTTGGTGGGACTTTACAATGCTATTTGATTGTGCCGCGGTTATTCATTCAACTCATAAGTCATGCCCTGAAAAGCCACGACACAGATTGATAATTCCACTTGATAGAGAAGTATCGCAAGAAGAATATCAAGCTATTGCCCGAAAAGTCGCTGGAGACCTAAACATTGATTTGTTTGACCAGTCGACTTTTGATGTAAATAGACTTATGTTCTGGCCGTCTGTATCATTAGACATGGAGTACTACTTTGAATTTCAAGACGGACCTTTCCTTGAAGCTGATTATATTCTTGGGCTATATAATGATTGGCATGATACGAGCGAATGGCCAACTGCTACAGATAGCACAGATGTAATAATGCAAGCTATCAAAAAGCAAGAAGACCCAGAAGATAAAAAAGGCATAATTGGTGTTTTCTGTCGTACTTATACTATACAAGAAGCTATTGAGACTTTTCTTTCAGATGTATATACACCAGCTGGAGAAGGGCGATATACGTATATAAATGGCTCTACAGCTGCGGGCTTAATAGTCTATGATGATAAATTTGCATATTCTCATCATGGAACAGACCCTGCTGGAGGTAGACTATGTAATGCATTTGACTTAGTTCGCATACATAAATTTGGCCATTTAGATACAGGCAAAGAAAAAGAAGACAAAGATAAAAAGAGCTTTAAGGCAATGGAAGAATTTGCTTCTAAGGACTCTACAACAAAAAAGCATATTGCTGAAGAAAAGTTTGCTGAAGCTAAATTCGAGTTTGCGGAAGAAGCAAAAGCAGAAGTTCCTGAAGAGTATGATACTTCATGGACAGAAGAGCTTGACGCTAATACAAAAGGCGAATATGATAATTCTGCCAATAACTTGAATATAATAATTCAGCATGACCAATTCTTAAAAGATGTATTTAAGCTAAACATTTTTGATAATAAAAGATATGTTACACGTTCGTTACCATGGCGTAAAGTCGATACTGTGGAGCCTCTTCGTGATGTTGACTATTCTGGTGTTCGTAATTACATTGAGTGTGTTTACGGCATTGTGTCAAGTCAAAAAGTGGACGACGCGCTTGCGCTTGAATTTGAAAAGAAAAAGTTCCATCCGATAAGAGAGTATATATGTGCTCAAAAGTGGGATGGCATACCGAGAGTTAATACATTATTGATTGATTATTTTGGAGCAGAAGATAACGCTTATACTAGAGCCGCCATTAGGAAGACATTGGTGGCGGCTGTTGCGAGGGTATTCGAGCCAGGTATTAAGTTCGACACAGCGCTTATACTTGTCGGAGAACAAGGAACATATAAAAGTACTTTCGTTAAAAAGCTCGGCATGGAATGGTTCTCAGATACATTCACAACTGTGCAGGGCAAGGAGTCATTTGAACAGATACAAGGGGCGTGGCTGATTGAAATGGCAGAACTTTCAGGCCTTAAGAAAGCAGAAGTAGAGTCAATCAAGCACTACATATCAAAAAGAGAAGATATGTTCAGGCCGGCGTATGGTAGAACAGTAGAAACATATAAGCGCCAGTGTGTATTTTTTGGTACTACTAACAATAAAGATTTTTTACGTGACCCGACAGGAAATAGACGATTTATGCCTATAGACGTAAGGCCAGAATATGCTACAAAGTCTGTAAATGATGACCTTACACAAGATGAAGTAAATCAAATATGGGCTGAAGCATATCAGTTATATTTAGCAAAAGAGCCTTTATACCTCGTTGGTGATGAAGATATAATTGCTAAGATTGAGCAACATAAACACTCAGAAGCAGATGAGCGAAAAGGTATTATTGAAGAATATCTTAATACTAAATTTCCAGATGATTGGGATAAAATGGACCTGTACGACAGAAGACGTTGGCTTGAAGACCCATTGTCTAAAAACGGTACAGTACAAAAAGATTTTGTCTGCATTGCTGAAGTATGGTGTGAGTGCCTCGGCAAAGATAAGACAGAAATGTCAAGATATAATACCAGAGAGGTTAATGAAATTCTTAGGTCATTGCCTGAATGGGAAGCTATAGCATCCACTAAGAACTTTCCTTTATATGGTAAACAGAAATACTATAAACGTAAAGATAGCTTATTATGATAGCAAATTTTTATAAAATGCAATACGGAAATTACCGTTATTCTGTGCTTCTTGTAACAAGAAATATAGAACATATTCCATCTGTCAAAACGGTTGTTATATACAATGGCCAAAAGTTTTGTGTTGACAGACTGGAATTTAATTTGGATAAGTGTGAGTATAACATTTATATGGCCAGGTTATGAAATATGTAATACTAAGAGTTGTATGCAAATTCTCCGATGGTTCTTTAAGAACAATAAAATATGATGAAAACCATGTAACAGAAGAGAATGCTTGCAATGATGTAGCCCAATTCAAGAAAAATCTTAAAGATAAGCTTAACCGGTCATTGCAAATACTTGGAGTAACTGTAAGTTCAATAAATTTAACTTATGAAGAAAGAGACGGTAGACAGTGAAAAAGTTGTAGAGCACAAATTGGTTGAGCTTGTTAAGATAAATGGTGGCATGTGTATAAAACTGCTGTGTGACCAACTTATAGGCTTACCAGATAGAATGTGCTTATTTCCAGGCCATAAAATAGTTTTTGTGGAATTAAAAACAACTGGACGAAAGCCTAAACGCATACAGGTATATATGCATAATAAGCTTAGAGCTTTGGGTTTTAGAGTTGAAGTAATAGATACGATAAAAGGCGTTGAACAATTTATAGATAGTATAATTTATGATAAGTAACATAGTTGCATTTATAATAGGTGCTTTGTTTGGTTTAGCTTGTTTAGCTATATTTAACAGTAACAAAAGATGAAAGAAACAGATTTACATAAATACCAATTAGCTTGCGTGCAGCATATAATCGAGCATCCATTTTGCGGTGTATTTGTAGATATGGGCCTTGGCAAAACCATATCAACTCTTACTGCTATAAATTATTTGATGTTTGATTATTGTGAAGTTAATTCTGTATTAGTTATAGCTCCAAAACGAGTGGCTGAGTCAGTTTGGCAAGAAGAAGCAGAGAAATGGGAACATACAAAGCATTTGCGCTTTTCTAAGATTATAGGTACTGCTAAACAGCGAATAGCAGCTGTTATGGAAACAAAAGCTGATATTTATATCATATCAAGAGATAATGTTGCATGGCTTTGTGCTTTATATGGCGGAGGCAAATTACCTTTTGATATGGTAGTAGTCGATGAGCTTAGCAGTTTTAAGTCTTATAAATCAGAGCGTTTTAAGGCATTACGCGGCGCAAGACCTTATCTTAAAAGGTTAGTAGGACTAACTGGTACACCCGCTCCAAATGGACTTATTGATTTGTGGCCTCAAATATATCTTATGGATAGAGGCGAGCGCCTTGAAAAGACAATACCCAGATATAGAGAAAGGTATTTTCGGCCAGGTCAAACGAATGGTCATGTCGTATATTCATACGATTTGATGAGTGACTCAGAATATCTAATACATAAGAAAATAGAGGATATTTGCATAAGCATGAAAGCCGATGATTATCTTGAAATGCCGTTTAGGACAGATAACTATATAAAGCTTAGAATGCCTGAAGCTCTAAAGAAGCAATACGATGACTTTGAAAAGAATAAAGTGCTTGACTTAATAAGTGCTGCTGAAACGATTGAGCAAGAAGACGAAAATGGCAATTCAGTATTTGTTGAAAAGCCTGTGGAAGTAAACGTAGTCAATGCCGCTGCCCTTTCAAATAAATTACTTCAATTTGCTAATGGAGCTATATATGATGAAGAAAGAAATGTGTTTCCAATTCATGATATTAAGCTTGAAGCTCTTAAGGAGATAATTGAAGATGCAAATGGCCAATCTGTGCTTGTAGCATGGACCTATCAATTCGATAGGGATAGAATCGTGGAATATCTTAAAAAATATAAGCCAAGAGAGCTTAAAAACAATAAAGATATTGAAGACTGGAATGCCGGCAAAATACAAGTCATGTTAGCTCACCCAGCATCAGCAGGCCATGGGCTTAATCTTCAAGCAGGAGGCAGTATAATAGTTTGGTTTGGGCAAACATGGAGTCTTGAATTATATCAGCAGTTTAATGCTCGATTATATCGCCAGGGACAGCAAAATCATGTTGTTATAAACCATTTAATTTTGCAAGGCACTCATGATGAAGATGTAATCAGAGCACTTAAAGCAAAAGATAAAAAGCAAAATGCCTTAATGGATAGTATAAAAGCAAAAATCGACAAATATAAAAAATTTATGTAATATGGGACGTAATGGAAAGCAAACCCCGGTATTTCCGGAAATGGTAAAATTTGTTAACGATAATGTTGGCAAAGTAGTAAGTTCAAAAGAAATTTTGCTTGGTAAAGAGCCAGGTAGAAACTCAGAAACCGCGTATCTTTATAAGTTTGTAAAACTTGGATATGTAGAGCCTGTAGACGATAATAGCTTTGTGAAAGATAAAACAGCAAGCTTTAAGGTGATAAAAGAATTTCCTAAGCATTACAATTCTGTTATGTTTATGGATGAACTGAGAGTAGCAAATGGGTATATACCAGATAATCATAAACGTAAAGTATATTGATATGAAAGCAACAGATATACAAATAGGTGGTAGTTATTATAAAGATATGGCTATGCAACCAATAGAGCTTATAACTGCTTTAAGATGCTCTTTTATACAAGGATGTATTATAAAATATATTAGCAGGTATAGAGCTAAAAATGGAGCGCAGGATATAAAGAAATGTATTCATTATGCTCAGTTAGCTATTCAGTTAGGAGATAAAAGAAGATGCAATGATAAAGCTCTCTCTCTTAATATAAATAAGTTTATTATTAAAAATAAGCTAACGATACTTCAGCGGAGAATTATTACTCAAACTGCATATAATAATTATGAGCAAGTTATTCAATTTTGCAAAGAATTACTGCAAATAGAATATCCAGAAGAGCAATAAAATCTAGCCAAGTTAAGAAGTGTTAAGTGAGTGCATTTTATAATGAAAAAATTTTCTATTCTCGGAGAAAATTAGTATATTTGCATATCTAAATAAAGATAATAAAATGGACAAGAAAAGAACCTTTCAGCAAATAGCCAAAGATATAAAGTCAACATGGCTTAATGTATATTTTGGCGCAGTGCCTTATTTAGAGGCAATGTTAACACTTGATACTTCAGACCCGAATGCTATGTATCTTTATGATACTGCAGGAGATATTGTTAGATACTTCTTGGCAAATGCACAAACATTTAGAGGAGCTGATGCAAAAAGATTAAAAGCAGAACTTAAAAATTTAGTAGCGTAATGAAGAAAATAATTATCGGACTATGTGTTATCATAGTAATACAAGCTTTATGCATTGTCTATATGAATAGTGCTATAGGCCAAAATACTAAGTATATAGAAGCTTTAGAACAATATACAAAAGCTCAAATATATAAGAAAGATGCACAGCTTTATCTTATGAATTCTCTATGGAACAACCCAGAAGTTCATAAGCTATTGGCCGACTCTTGTAAAATGGATTGTATTAACTATAAAAACGGTAAATAATCATGGCTAATATCTTAGAACAAGCAAACAAGATTGTAAATGAACGTTCAGAGGAAAAAGAGCGTCAATACGGACCATTTCAGGCATCAATGGAAAAAGCAGCAGCTATTTATAATTTGATGTCGCCAAAAGACCAGCAAATTACAACAGCTGGAATGTATAGAGCAATGATTGCTCTTAAGCTATCACGTGAGGCATATAGCCACAAAGAAGATAACTTGCTTGATGCAGTTGCTTATATGGGCGCATTAAATAATTACCTTGAACTTAATAACTCAAAATGATATGACACAGAAAACAGATTTTGAAGATATAAAAGCTGAAATTCTTAATCGTGCTAAAGCAGCTAAAGCATGTACTGAGCAATACAGCCGAGCGTATAAATCTGAAACACTTCAAGAATTATGCAGCGTTATTAAAGACAATTTTAATTGGTGCTTTAACAACAAAGTTATTACTTCTAACTTGCTAATGCAATATCGTGAGGATTTTGCTCAAAATGATATATTTATCAACATTTCGGTTCGGTCTGGGTTTCTTTTGTGCGACAATGCCACAGTAGAAGCATGGGGTAATGCCACAGTAGAAGCACGAGGTAATGCCACAGTGAAAGCATGCGGTAATGCCACAGTAGAAGCATGCGGTAATGCCACAGTAGAAGCATGCGGTAATGCCACAGTAGAAGCATGGGGTAATGCCACAGTGAAAGCATGGGGTAATGCCACAGTGAAAGCATGCGACAATGCCACAGTAGAAGCATGGGGTAATGCCACAGTGAAAGCATGCGGTAATGCCACAGTAGAAGCATGGGGTAATGCCACAGTGAAAGCATGCGGTAATGCCACAGTAGAAGCATGGGACAATGTCACAGTAGAAGCATGGGACAATGCCACAGTGAAAGCATGCGACAATGCCTATTGTACTTCACACTGTATTATAGAATGCAAATTATCTAACAATGCTATTTATAGAGTAAAAAGCACAAATACTGTGTATTATTCATCTGACAACATAAATTTTATTAAACAATAATTATGGCAAAAGTGTATAACACAACAGACCTCAGACCTGACCAGGCCTTTGAGCGTCACGTATTCCACAGAGACCAGTTTGCGCATTATTTGCGTTGGACTCATATCTTGAAAGAAGCTAAGATTGGCGAGTCTATTGTTGATTTTGGCTGTGGAGCTGCTAACTTGCTTGAGGTATTATACAGAAACAAGTTTAAGCAGAAAGAATATATCGGTATCGATATTCGTGAAAAAACAATTCAAGAAGCAGCTGAGAAGTATGCCAATGTACCTTGGGCTCATTTCTATGTTGCTGACCTTGTTAAAAACTATATGGATTTCAGCAAGTTTAATGCTGACAAAGTCTGCGCTTTTGAAGTGCTCGAGCATGTTGGCAAACAGAATGCAGATGCATTTTTGGAGAACTTTAAGGCTTGTGGCAATAATAACGCTACTTATTACCTTTCAACTCCAAACTATGACCCATCTGTAGGAGCAGCTGGTAATCATACTTATGACTCAGGTGATGGCCGTGGAGTTGATGTGCAAGAGTTTGACCATTGGGAGCTTGAAGGCGTATTGCTGAAACACTTCAACATAGTAAAGAAGTTCGGTACATTTGCTTCGGCTAAAGACTATAAGCCACTGATGAATGATTGGCAGCAGAAAATGTTTGATGCTCTTAAAGAGTATTATGACTCAAACCTCATTGCCAATATCATGGCTCCTATGTTCCCGGATGCTTCACGTAATACTCTTTGGGTATTAAAGCGTAAGCCTGGAGATGTAAAAGTTGCTCCTAAAGTCACTGAGCAACCAAACTTATTCGACGACGATTTAATGTAATAATACACAAATTATGAAAAGTTTAATTTCAGTAACTCCAAGAGAGTTTAAACGCAACTTCAATGAAGTAATGGAAATGTGCACAGATATGTGCATGACAACCAATCAGGAGATTATTATCACTGTTCCTACGAGCAGAAAGTCAAATACTCATGCAGAAATAGCCAAGCTTATTCCTGTAGAAGGAGGTATTAAGTATGAGTACAATAAAGAACTTATGGATAAGCATGGCATTAACGCTTCTAATCCTAAGCTTTCAAAAATTGGAGCTATCATGGCTGATGCTTTTGAAAAAGAAGGAGTTTACAGCCTTATAAGTCCAGAAGTTGAACATAGACTTGCTAGAGCCGTAGAAACAGCAGCTAAGGAACTTGTTAAAATAGTGTAGTTATGAAGTTTGCAAAAATAAGAAATGTAAAGTCTCCTGTTCGTGGGACTGGTAAAGCAGCAGGAATTGATTTTTTCGTTCCTAACTTTGGAAATAACAAAGGCTTTATCGTAAATCCAGGAACTGATGTTTTGATACCATCAGGTATTAAGATGGAAATTCCAGAAGGATATATGCTTATGGCAGCCGATAAATCAGGAGTCGTAACTTCTAAATGGGCTTGCCTTGGAGCTGGTAGAACACCGAAAGCAGAAGCATTTGAAAGCATTGTTATTCTCGGAGCCAAGATTGTAGATGAAGATTACCAGGGTGAAATTCATATACATGTTGTTAATGTCGGCAAAGCCAAGGTCCACATTAAGCCAGGTATGAAAATAGCACAATTTATTCTTGTGCCTGTATCGTATGAAGGCCTTGAAGAAGTTTCTGAGTCAGAGCTTTTCAGCCGTTCATCCGAGCGTGGTGATGGAGCACTCGGGTCTACTGGGTCATACTAAGGATTGATTTTCACATTATTCTCGCGCGCAATATCGCGCTTTAAGTACATGAATGATTGAATAATAATGGAATGATAGGCGTGCTCTAGAACGCGCGAGAATATATAAACTTTAAGCACATGAAACAGCTCAAAAAGAAAACAGTTGAAATTCCACAAGTCATTTATACAGACCAATTTCTTAGATTTGTGGCCATTTATGCTAACAGGTTTAAGGCTACAAATGGATATGGTAGATGGCTTGCTGAATATAGACGGATGGATGAGCATGGATGGTTTAAGCCAGAAAAGTTAAGAGAGCTTTATATAGATATATTAAAAGATACAAGTACTTTATCTTATATATACTGGGATGCGGTACACTATATTTGTATACAAGCTTTTGATGCTACCAAAGCTTTTGTATCAGCCAATTCATTTGAAATAAGAGTAATTACTGGCGAAATAGCATTTGATGATAACGACGAAGAACTTACAGGCTTATCTATGGAAGAAGCAATAAGTATTTGCAATGCCATGAATGAGGAAGCTGAAGAATTGTTGTTTAGAGTTTATAACAGTAACACTAATAAAATAGTTAAATGATATGGCAAAATATATAGAAGATGAAGTTCACATTGAAAGTCCGATGGATTTAGAAGCTGAATTATGTAAATATAATTGCAAAACTGAAAAAGAACTTGATGAGCTTCTTTGGTATGATTATGGAGTTGCACTTATATTAGATTATAAAGATAAAGAAGAGAATAACGTATGAACATAGCTTATAAAAATGCTACTGAGGCTTTTGAAGACCTATATGCTTTTATTATAGGCCAAGGAGTAAATACTAATGTTGGAACAAAAGCTGTTTACAATGTTGGTTTTTATTTACTTAATCCTCAGCAACGCGTCATAACAACAGAATGGCGTAAATTCAGCGAACGATATGCAGAGCGCGAATATGCCTGGTATATGTCTGGAGATAGGAGTGTAGCTGAAATTAAAAAGCATGCTCCTATATGGGATAAAATGCATGGAGGCGATAACATAGTCAATTCAAATTATGGTTGGCAATGGACACGCAATAAGCAATTGGCTAAGTGTATCGAACAACTCAAGGAGAATAAAGATACTCGCCAAGCTTGGTTTACAATCTTTGATGGCAAAGAGAAGGATGACTATAAGTATGATACACCTTGTACGTTATCAGTCGGATTCGATATTAAGCCTCAAATAGGAACTCTTGATATGTGTGTAACTATGCGAAGCAATGATTTGGTTTATGGCTTTTGCAATGACCAATATTGCTGGACAAAGCTTCAACAATTAGTTGCGGATGAGCTCGGTGTGCCAATAGGCACTTATTACCATTTTGCTCATGATTTGCATATATATAAGAGACACTTTGATATGCAAGAAAAGTATTATAAACAACAACTTAAAAACTTATAAAAAATGAAGCTGGAAGATTTGAAAGTTATTGATATTATTCAAATGCCTCAGTTTGAAAAACATATTGAGGCTTTGATTAAGGATTTGTATCTAATTCGTACAAAGATTATGGATGGAAGTCCTTATGTTCAATTCAAAAGAGGCCCCATTGAAAGATTGCAGGAGAAAAAGGTATTTGGGCCTAAAGCTCTTGCTGCTCTTTACGCGAAAGTAGTCGATAAGACTATAAATACAAGCGAATATCCTTCTACACTTAGAACTTTTATTAAAGGAATAGGTGATGAAGCTTTTCATAGGACTTATGCTGAATTAAATCAAGCAGAAGATGAACAACCCAATAAGAGAGATAATAAAGAGTAATCTGCAGAAACTGAGCAAAGATGAGTTAGTTGATGCATTGGCCGATGTTTATATGGCATGTCCTCCGTTTAGCATGATAAATGCATTGAGCTGTGTACAAGAAATAAAAAGCCCAATAAAAGAAGCTATAAACCAGCAGGCAAATATGCAGCGCATAAATGCACAATTTGCAGAAGTAAAACAATCACTAAATGAATTAGAAAAATGAAAAAGGCACTTAAATTTTTATGGAGATGTGTAGGCGTACTTTATTTCCCTATATATCTATTGGCCTGGGTATTGCATAAAATAGCAAGGCTCATGCTTGCAATCGCATATTTTGGATTGCTTAACAAGCAAGCTGGAAAAGATATAATCAAGTCATTATTTAAGTGGCATGGAAGATATTAAGCAATATGGAGACTTAACCGAAAAGGAACTCTTTGAATTTCTCGATGAAATTAAAAGCGATGATGAGGATATTCAAGAGGCTCAATCTGAGGCGATTGAAAAAATTACCTTAGAAGAAGAACACGTTGAATTATCTGAAGAAGAGCAAGAAAACAGAGAGATTGAAGCTAGATATGGGGATAAAATGCCATGGACAGGCTTAGGTCCAAATAATTGTCAAGGTGTAAAACTATTTGGGCCTGAGGGACAGCGCAGAGCTGCAATGGCTAGCATAGAAGCTAAAAGGAAAAAGTCTCAACGGCTTAAAGAAGATAGAATACGTATTCAGCGTGAAGCTTTCAGGCAAGAATATATACGCCTGAGTGACCCTATAGGAAATGAAAGGATTAAGCTGTTAGTTTCATCACTTGTTAAAGAACACACAAGAATGGTTGATAAATACACAACTTATATAAACAAGCGATTAACTACTTTACTTAATCCTTTTATTCCACGTAGGTTAAGAATATGTAAAAGCTTATATCCTGACTCAATTCGTCCATGTCCTGGCTTTTTATATAAAGCGAGTGAGGAATATGGTGCTGGATTAACTTTCTGGGCAATGCCTAATATTCCATATTACTTTGCTCAAAATACAGAGCAGAAAGTTCTTATAGAGCATAAATCGCCATTCTTGGTAAATGTAGACCAGTCCATAAAGTTCTATCATGAGCATCTTAAAAAAAGAGCGGACAAAGAGCTTAAATATGCTTCTTTAATATATCAAAAAGGCGTATATTCATACTTTGACCTGTTAAGGCTTAATCCATTTTGGTATGAAGTTCTATATAACGATTTGCAAAACAAGATTAAAGAAATGGTATGAAAAGTAATAACACTAAATTAGCATTGCCAAGAATTTTAATCTATCAAGATGAAGACTGTAAAATCCTGGTAGATTATTTGGTGTATAACGGCTTTCAAGTAATAACCTCAACTGAGAATGATATACTAATCAAAATCAGAGAAAAGAATTATGACTTATGCATATTAAGCCATTATAAAACAACAGATGCCTCTATGAGGCTAAAGCCATTAAAATTTTTGCGCAAATCAGATGATAAAATACCAGTAATAATGGTATCAGACAAGGCCCGATATGAGTATGTTATTGAAGCATTCGATGAAGGTGCAGATGATTACGTTATAAGGCCATATAACATTGAAGAGCTTATAAGAAGAATAAAAGCTGTTTTGAAAAGATGTGGTGTGCGAGTAAGAAGTATAGAGCCATCTTATGAGATAGGCGATTACCTGTTTAATACAGTAGATAAAATTCTTACTATAGGCAATGTAAAAACACAGCTTAATAATAAACAAAGCCAAGTTCTTGCTTTATTATGTGCCTATAAAAACGAAACATTACCCAAGAAAATACTTATGCAACAAGTATGGACTGATGATAACTACTTTAATAAACGTAGCTTAGACGTCCATATATGTATGCTGCGAAATATGCTTAAAATGGATAACCGAGTAGCTATAGAAACTATACGAGGAGTCGGTTATTCTCTCGTTATAGAAGAAGATGAAAGCTTAATGTAAAAAGGCAGACTACTTTTTTGTAGTCTGCCTTATATTTCTCTCGTTCACTTGTTAAGCTACGCGTTTCTTGAAATTCTTCAAAAAATACAGGCTCATTTTTCCTGTCACAAAATCCTCATCTTGATTGCCTGTATGAAAACACTTAAGGCCATATTTATTGGTATAAACCTTAAAATCACCGCGTAATTCTCTCGTTCCAGTTTGGTTATTAAACCACCATACTCTAATATGATTTGCATCAAGCCATTTTATTTGCTGCTGAATATATTTGGTAAGGTCCTCGTATTCATCATAATCGGCTTGGTCTTCAACATACGGAACAAAAGTACATTCTATAAGGTCTGAGTCATCAACTGCTTTCCAATCATCTTCTATATAAAAATTATTGGAAAACATTTCAGATACCTCATTGGCTTCTTCCAAATTGTCTTCGTCTAATGGCTCTTCGCCATAATACAAAAAGCAAAAAGCATCATTTGATATTTGCAAAGTCTGCTTTTTGCTGTAATCTAAAACAAAATTGCTCATTTATTCTCCCGTTCTATAGTTTCACGATATTTCTTCTCAAGCTCTGCTATTTCATCTAAAGCAGCTTGAGGCTGAACTAATTGAACAACTGTTGGCAGTTCATTTCCTTCTTGCATTGCTTGAACTGATTGAGAGCCATCAAGCAAATTCTCTTGCTGTACCTCTTGGGTATTCTCTTGTTCATTTATTTCCATATTGCAATTATTTATTTTTGTTCAACATTTCTCTCGTTGGGCCTTGTGATATTCTCCTGTCCAATCGCGGCGGATATTCTCTCGGCCATTTCCTCTGTTAACTCCTGTACCACACTCGGGGTCCAATGTGGACAATTGCCGCATAGTCCGCTGTGCACGCGGGCTACACAGCTTGTACACTCAGGCATAAGCTGTTTAATCATAATGACCATGCGGCTTTTATGTGTTCTAGTGTGTAACATTTTTTAACAGTTTTACTTTTGTTCTTTTATAGGCTAAAGTACAAAATAATCTTGATATAAATCACTGTTTTACAGACTTTAACATAAAAATTTTTCACTGGTTTATTGCGGCTTTAATATAAAAATATAGAGCTCTAAATGCCTCGAAAATATATGAAATTTCATTATTCTCGTTCATTCTCTCCTCATTTCTTTTTATAGATTTAGTTTACTATTATTCTCAAATAAAAGTGTCCTAGAAGCCAAGAAAATGAGTCAACTTTTTAGCCATAAATTTAACAGCTATTTATATAACTGCTTGGTGGCTTAAAGCTCAGGAAAGTCCATGCCTCAATTCATATTATAGGCTTTATAAAAATACATTGATAGATACACTTCTTTTGACCTCTATCGCGTCAAATTGAGTTAACCCATATTATAGTACACCTAAAGCCTAAAAGTGTCCTAGAACGCGAAAGAAGCATGTTTCTATGAGTTTACATACTTTAACATAAATCGCAATAATACAAAAATAGCCGCATATTTAGATATGCAGCAAAAAAAAGAGCCGCCTCTTTCGAGACGGCTCCATGGGAGAAACGGTGTCAGATGGCTGTGTTATGCAAGTGACTCCTCTTCGGCTGTAGTCTCAGCAGGAACTTCGGCAGTTTCTCCATTTGCCTGACCGGCAAGATATTCATCCAGCTCCTTCTTTGCATCCTCAAGCTGCTTCTTTTTGGCTTCCAGCTCTTCCTGAGCTTTCTGCAGCTTCTCTTCTGCCTTTTTCACATTCTCCTCGCAGCGAATTACGCGGTCCTGAGGAGTAAGCGGAGTGCGGGTTGCTGCTGCCTCACGGCGCTCCAGATACTTGGCATTGAGCTGTGCACCTTCTGCGTCGAACTCTCCGGCAATCAGCAGTCCTTCAGTGGTAACAACCTTATGCATGGTCTTCGTTGCAAGCGGATTGCCTTCGATAGGAGCCGGAACTGAAATGCGGTAGAGCAAGCGCTGAGCTCGTTTGTCAGGCACGATTGCCACGATACGGCCGCTAATCATTTCGATGTGCTCTTTGCCGTTTTCGTCAGTAGTGCGGTATTTCTCGAATGCCACACCCTTGCCGACGTTACCGATAACTTCGTTAACCTCTTCGGCAATTGCTTCCGGTGTCCATTCAACTTTGTCTGCCGGGTCTTTTGCTTTGCGAGCACGGGCTTTTTTCTCCGGCTCAACAACTTCGTCCAGAATGCGAACAAGATTGCTGTCATGTACCTTAACGATGCGGCGTCCGTCGTCTGTCTTGATTGCATAGAGTACCTTATTGCTGCGCTTCTCTTCAATCACTCCGGCGATATAGCCGTCAACCCATTCTGCGGTGTTGAAAGGAACTGCCTGACAACGGTGGTTAACGTTTTTCTTCAGCTCTTCGGCCAGTGCATGACGGTCCTCATCGGTCATCTTTGGCTTTTTCTCCTGAGTTGCCTTGCTGCCATTGTAAAGCGGGTTGAGCCCACCATTCTCTTCAGCTGCCTTAATAGCTGCTTCTTCCTCAGGGCTGAGCTGAGTTTCTTCTTCACTTGCAGGAGTCTCTTCTGCGGTTGCCTCAGGAGCTGCAGGAGCAGCGGGGGCCTGAGCCTGTTCACGAGCTGCGAGTACGGCCTCGATAGCCTTCTTGTCTTCATCACTTGCTGTTGCCAAAAGAGCATTCAGCTTCTTCGTTGTCATCTGCGAAAATTTCTTTGTTGCCATAATACTGTAAATTTTGAATTGTTATTAAAATGTTATTATTTAATTTTGATATTGCAAATATACTATGTTTTTTTTGAATTATTGAGCCGCTTTGGGAACTTTTTTCCAAGTTTTATGTTAAAAAATATCAATTGAGTTTCTTAAACGGCCCTAAGAGTCCGAGAGTACTTATATTATATCCCTCCTTGCCAAAGAATTTGAGTGCCATATTAGCCAATTTCGTTGTCCCTAAGGCATCCGAAGACGCTACTATGATAGCTACACAACCCTCATCGTTGGACACGATAGCGCAATCCGAAATAGCTTCTATGAAGTTCTCCATACTGTCCAAATTCTCTCGAGTGGCCTCAACTTCAAGCCTATAAACCGTTACGAACATTTCTTGTTTTGCCATGTTATTTAGCTTTTACGGTTTTGTAGCTCTTACTTACCTCTACACTGAACACGCCGTGCCAAAGAGCAAATCGGATTGCTGTTTCTGAGTTGTCTTGTTCAACTGCAATTGTCGGTGTCAAAAACAATGTTTCTGACTTGGTTGCTGAAAATTTCATTGTTACCATATTCGTTATATCTTTTAATTGTTTTGGCTATCGCCATATCTTTTTAAGTATATGCAAATATACTACTTTTATTTTAATCTGGTTACTGCTTTCAGAACCATGTTATAAATTCTCTTGCTGCATACTCATCAATTTGTTCTCTTGTAAGCCATTCAGGCTTTATCGGCAACAAATCGTAAAGCTCTCGCATTTTATCGATTTGTTTCTGCTCGTCATGAGCCCAAAGGCTGTGATTTGCATCACGGTTACCATAACCGAGGTAGTACTCACAATCGCGGCGGAGGCGATCGAGCAGCATGTAATTAAATCTATCGTCTGCCATAATCATTACGCATAAAGTTGGTTAAATAAAGTCTTTTGCCGAACATTGTTATATAAGGGCTGTTATTTCTCTTGGAATAGCGTATCTCTTGCCAACGGCCGTGAATTACTTCCGTGCCTCTTGAAGACCACCGTATTGTGGATTGGTAACGAGCCGCATCTCCTGACTGGCTGATTTTGAATTTCCAGCTTTTCGGCTATGCTATTTATAATATAGCCGTGTGACTCAAATTTGCTTCTGTTATTCTCCATTGCTGTTCTCTTGTTTTACTAGTTCATAACTCTCGGCAAAACGTACTCCAAAGCTGAAGTATATTTCTCCCGTTTTTACTGTTACTTTAGCCGTGTTCGGCTAATCGCGCCTCGGATTATGCTGTTTCATTCTTTCGAGCTCCTTGTCTGTAAGGAGCTCGCCTTCTGGGCAAACATCTGCTGCTTTCAGAACCATGTTATAAATTCTCTTGCTGTCATAATTCTCCTGTTTTAAAGTTCATTATTTAATTGCTCAATTTTCTCGTCAGGCCATTGCCTATATGGGCCACTTATTATTTCAATATCTGGGTCTTCTACTTGTGCTTCTCTTATATCACAGCCAAAAAGCCCATAATACGACGTGCCATCAAATACTATATAAATCGCATTATTTATAAATTCTCTTGCTGTCATAATTCTCCTGTTATTTAATAATCTCTATAATAATTTTTGCAGCCGCATCAATAGCCTGTTCATATATACCTCCGTCTTGTAAATCAGGAAAGTTACACCATTCACAGACCTCGCTGTAATTAATAATATTTAGGTCTGACAGGTCATAATAATTCTCTTGTACGGCACGCGTCAATTCTCTTGCAGCACGTACTACTAAATTAAATTTATCCATATTACAGTTTATTTTAATTCTCTCGGCAATATTGCCAATTGTGCCCAGCAGGAGAGTCGAACTCCTGTGCAGCCTTCCCAGCCTGGGCTAAATATCCGCATCAGCGGATATTTACGCCATTTTCGTCCACGGTTATTATTTCGAGCAACATTGCCTCTCCCGGTATTTCTCTCGTTTCGACAATTTTCTTGCCGTCCTCCTCCCGTTCGGTTGTTTCCTTTTTCGGCTTATTTTCCTTATAAATGCAGTACGTATGGCCGTAATAACCGCTCAGGTCATTTCTCTTGTCGGCCTCTTTTATTGCCTCAATGATATTTTTCTCGGCGTAATAATGGCATTCACTGGCAAACATTCTCTCGCCGCTGACTTCGTCGTTGGCAATTCTTACTTCTCCTGCTGCAATTTGGTCGTTGTCCATAACTGTCAGGACAAAACGATAATTTCTGTTTACTTTCATTGCTGTTATTTTTTGTTAAATTTTGTTAACCTCGGATATTGGTGCCGTTCTTGTCCACTGGTCCATATTATTCCATCATTACTTTATTGCCCATTCAAAGCCTGTTATTCTCTCGAGGCGCTCCTGCTCGAACTCAGCCACTCTCCGGCTTTTGCAGATAGTCGGGCAATAGCCTTCGTGGTATCTCTTGGGCTGCACTTTCCACGTTCTGAGGTCTGTGCTCTCCCGGTCTGTGCTGTCGATTGTTACTATGTTACCGTACTTGCTATAAGTTATCTGGCAACCCAGTTCCGTGGCCTTGTCGATTAAGGCTTTCCACTGCTTGTCGGAGTACTCACTCCTGTAATAGTTCTTTGTCATAACTGTAATGTTTTATTGTTATTACTTATTGTTTCTTTATCTACTGCTAAATTACTCATTTTTTCCGATACCTGAAAGTTTTTTGTGTTAAATTTTCAGCTTGGAAGTGTTAAACTTTGTAACCAGCATGTTGAGCTTAATAGCTCTTTTGTTATTGCTAAAGTACTCATTTTTTCCGATACCTGAAAGTTTTTGGCATATTTTTTTTCAGGCTATTTTGTGGGTGCTAAAAAAATAACATAGAAAAATTCTCAGGCTTAAGTTGTGTTAAATCAGATGGTTGTTAACCACATTTAACATTCTGGCAGTTAGCCAAGTAGCACGTACAATAATCTCGACATGGCGAAATATAGCGAGTTAGGAAATGTTAAATTTACGTTAAGAATTGTGGCTCAATTCCTGTGTGGTACCAGAGTGGCTCTGGCCAGAATGATTGTGGTACCAGAGTGGCTCTGTGGCTCAATCTAACATTTCCTAACCTGTTCTGAGCCTCTCAGCCATATAAACTATCATCGCAAGGATTTGAACGCGATACGGGTCACGAGATTAAGCCAAACAGGCTCATAGCCATTCAATTCATTTGTTAAAGCCTGTTAACACGCCGGCTCAGAGGCTCGCAGGCTCGTGAGGTGAGGGATGAAAGCAGTTAGGCCCCTGGCGCGGTGCCGGCGTGCCCCCCCCCTATATATAGTATATAGGGCCATGTCCATAGGCAGAAAAATTTTTTGGCTTCAAATCATTCTCGCAAATTGCCACCAAATCAAAATTCGCAAAGACCATCATTCAGGCATTCTCGCAAAAAGGCTGTAAACAAGAGAAACAAAATAAACAATTGATTGTTTCTCGATAAGTGATTGATTTTCAATGAGTTAGACGTATTATAAACAAAGAAACAATAATATAGTTAAATCTCTTACATATAGAATTGAAATATAATAAAAGTATATTATAATAAAATAAATAAGTGTAAAAAACTAAAAAAGTACAATGGAACATTACATTTTTTATTGCAAGCTG